TGGACAGTGGTGATGGATGATAAAATGATTATCAATCAAACTGTAAAAAATGAAAATGGTTATGGAACTGCTTACATTATAAACGATGATAGTTTCTGGAGCCAAAGTAAATTTGCAGATGTTTGGGCTGTTCAGTATGTTGCAGATAATTTAGACCACAATGATACTGTTGAATATAGAGATGGTAAACCTCATGCTACTTGGAATAATGCAAACTTAGGTTCTTTTTCTGATTTTATAACAAAGTGGGATGCAGCTCACTTAGCTCAACTTCAAGCAAACTGGGACAATGATAATATTACAGACGAAGATGGTAATATTACAGAGACAGCAGAGCAAAAAATAAATAGACTCGGTCCTAGACCAACTTCATACACTTCGTAAATTCATCCAAGAAGTCAACATATATTTTTCACCGGATAAAGGTGGATTACCTCTATGTAAATATGGGAAAGCTGCGGGCCAAATAACTATTCTACCTTGTTTTGGACTAACTCTTTTTGAAAAATGCAGAAATTCTGTTTCACCACCCTCTTCAACATCATTTAAATATATTGCAAAAACAAAAGCTCTAGCTTCTCCTTTTGAGCCACGCATATGTTCGATGTGCCATTGGTGATATCCACCTGCAGGCATTGTTTTTTGTACTTTTAATTGAGTAAAATGAAACTCTCCATGATCATAAGCCGCGTCACCACCAGTTTCTTTTAAATAATGATTAAAAGATAAATTATAATTAGCCATTATAGATTTTAAATCTTCCCACCAAACTTCCATGTTCCAACCACCACAAAACAACATATCGTCTTTTTTTAAATTAATACCCACGCCTTCAAATGTTTGTCTGTTAACAGTTTGGTTAAACTTATTTTGAGTTTCAAAAAGTTTTATAGCATCTTCGCATTGTTTTTTAGGTATGTAATTATCATAAATACCTATAAAATTTTCTATCTTACTTTCGTGTTTCATTTTTTTACTATCAATTGATTTATATCAGGTAGCCAAGCATATTTCAAGGGGGACATATCTAACATATATTTTAAGTCTAACAAATCTTCAACCAAAACTTGACCTGGAAAATTTAAACTTGTATTTAATAACATATCTCCACTAGCTTTTAGTACTTCATAAAAGGCAGAGTTTTGATGTTTATTCACTGTTTGAACTCGGCTACTTCCATCAAAAGCAGATACATTTTTTAAAGGCTGTTTAGTTTTAAAAGCATACAACATATATGGAGATGTAATTCCTTGCATATCAAAATAATCATTAGCTTTTTCTTCAATAACACTAGGAGAAAAGGGTCTATACCACTCTCGTTTTTTTATGACATTTATCTTATCTATTGCTTTATCATTATGACAATTTATTAATAAAGATCTGTTACCCAGTCCTCTTTGACCTTGTTCAGATCTTCCTTGAAACAATGCAACTGGTTCGTCTTTTAATATTCTAGCTATATTTTCTACTTCTATGGGTATAATTTTATATTTGTTAAATATATTTATATAATCATAACTTGGCTCTGGACCTAAATACATAGACTCTACTTTGTTTAATTTACCTTTTAAAAAATAGTTAATTAATCCTAATGATATACCTGAATCAATACACATTGGATCTATTTTAAAATTTTTATAATGTATAAAGTTATTATTGGCTAAAATATTTTGAGCAACTCCACCAGAATAATTTACATTTTCTTTTGGCATTATTTCCAATAAATCTGTTTCAGTTCTTTTTTGTAAAGAATACAGAAAATTTTGGCACTCAATATTACTCATTTCTTCGTTTAAATTACTGGCAGACTCTACTATTTTATTTCCATATTGAGATAGAGCCATTGTTTTTCCGCAATAATGAAAGCCATATTCATATGTAGTATTAAACAATTCACCTGTTATATTTCCATATCTTAATCCAATTCTTTTTTTATAACTTTTAATTAAATTAAAATTTTTATCGTAAATAGATTCTCTTTCACACTCTCCCATTTCATCTACTATCCCACCACCATCTGCAATAAAATAATTTTGATTATCTCCAACGGTAACTTTACTACAGTAAGCATGGAGTAAGTGATGTTCTCTATTTTTCTTGTTTGAAAAGTTTATGATTACAGTGTGTTTATTAATAATTTTGAAATTATTAAATATAATTCTATGGTGAGCTTCATCTATAGTATTATCCCCTCCATTCAAATCTATCAAAAGTATAAAATCGAATATTATGTTTAAAGATTGTAGATAAATTAATACGTTACCAGGTAGTTCACAACTATGTTTAACTCTATTAAATCTATCTAACTGACAATGCATTAATAAATTATTATCTTTGGCTATCGAAAATGCACCATCGTGGCCAAAATAAATGGAAAGTATGTACATTTAAGTATATAATATTGTGTCTTTCATAATTTACGTAAGTAATATATAAGGATATTATGCTACAAA